TATCTGCTCGCCACTGCCTGTAAGCACAGGGAAATGCGTCGTGGTATTCTTTAGTGCTGGTATATCTGTATACTCTAGGTTCAAACTTTGTCATCTCTTGCCTCCTTATATGCGAGTAAGTTTGATGACATGCAGAATTTATCAAGCGGGATGAATGTCAAAGGCCGCCGGGATCACACACGAGCTGATGCTACATGCGCCTTAAGCAGATCCCAATCAATGGTTAAATCCACACGCCCGTCGTCATGAACAGTGCGTACACTGTAGTTGCCCACAACTGTTCCGGGTTTGACCAATTCCACATCAATTGACAGCCGACTTCTAGTTCGACTGTTTTTTTTAGCCTTTGGCGCCGACCGCTTGATTTGCTGAACCTGTTCGGCATCAAAGCTCCATCGTCCGGTGGATATAGAGGTTTTTTAGTAGTTTTTTTAGTAGTCATTGGGCATGTCCTTTCATTGAAAGACAAATGTCGTAAAACTCTTTCTTTAACGCCGGGTCGGTTTGAAAAGCGCCTAACATTATTGCAGTAGTCATATCTGACTCATGTTCGCGTACACCACGCATGGTCATACAGTGATGTTCAGCTTTCACGACGACGGCAATATTTTCGGTCCGAGCATAGTCGCGGAGTGCAGCAGCAATCTGAGATGTCATCTCCTCCTGGATCTGGGGTCTCTCGCAGATGTGATGCACGAGCCTGTTGAATTTGCTTAAACCAATGACTTCTTCTGCGGGCACTATTCCCACCCAGCAGCGTCCAACGATATTTTGAAAATGATGAGCGCATGTTGATCTGATACTGATTGGTCCTGTGGTGTATAGGCTTTTATATCCTAAGTTGGGAAAAGCAGTGACTTTGGGCACATTTTTGTATCTACCACTGAAAGTTTCTCGTACAAACATCTTGGCCACACGCCTGGCAGTATCTTGCGTGTTATGATCATTGACAGTGTCAATTACCAAACTATTTAGTACACCTTGGAACTTGTCGGCCACTTCGTCAATGAGAAGATCAATTTCATCTTCGTGTTTGATAAATTTGGCGATGTTGTCATTGGCATTAAATCTTGCACCTGCTAGTCTAATACGTTCGCGAATGACTTGGCTCATTGGTCGACCCACTGGGTCGTTAAACACAGAACCTTCGTAGCCGTCGAATACAGCACCTTCATAACCGGGATGATAAGGTGCTTCTTCTACTAGTTTTTGATTGTTGTTCATTTATGCTCCGATGATAAGGCAGAGGATTGCCGTATTCTGTTAGTGTAACTGTATTTAGACCGTGTTGTCAATCGTTATAGTAGGTTTTTTTCATCCAGTTCCAAGTGCTAGTAGCAATGTCTCCTACGGTGCTATGTTTGGGTTGCCAGGTAGTGTCTTGCATGAATCTACGAGGATCAGCATAGAGTTCATCGGCATCACCTTCTCGCCTTGGACCATAACGCCACTTAATATCATGGCCGGCCAATGACCGTACCTGTTCTAGAACTTCGTGATTAGTGAAACCTCGACCGGAACCTAAATTATAGGCACGATATTCACCGTTCTGTAGGCTTTCTGCTAGACATACCGCTTCGAGGTGTGCATGGGCAACATCCCACACATGAACATAGTCACGTATGCAAGTGCCGTCTCTGGTATCGTAATCGTTGCCATTAATCACAACTTCTTGACCACTGAGTATGCTGTCTACTACACGAGTAAACAAATGGGTACCATCTTGCACACAACCCATTCGACCCTGCATGTCACAGCCGGCTGCATTGAAATATCGCAGTGCGATACCACGAAATCCATGAGCACGACAATGGTCAGCGATCACACGCTCTGTGAATAACTTGCTCCAACCATAGGGATTAATGGGTAGGCTGTGCCAGGCCGACGATTCGACTATGGGACAACGAGCCGCTGATCCGTAAATGGCAGCACTGCTACTGAAAATTACAGTGCCTGTCCAAGATTTTGCAGCCAACCAATCTAACATACGGTTGGTTTTGGCTGTGTTATTGTTGTAGTATTCGCCGGGATCGGTGATACTAGGACCTACCAGACTGGTGCCGGCACAGTGGATAATAGCATCAGCTTGACGCAGCGGAGCACAGTAATCTACTATGTCGGCAAAGTCGGTACAGAGAAATTCATCTAGATATTCTAAGGCGGCGGGAATAGTGATACGACGGTCTACACCAATCACAGTGTATCCAGCCTCTCGAAACCTTAGGGCCGTGTGTCCGCCAACATAGCCAGTGGCTCCTGTGATTATGATTGTCTTTGACATTGAACCTCCGCCCCGGCCGGGGCACATTGATTATCTAATTACTTATTGTTGAACACAGGTACGTTCTTGTTTTATTTGCCCATCTTCGGTGCGTGTTTCACGCCACTCGGTACAGACAACAGTGCGATTAACTGGTACAGTCTCTACATAGGTAACAGGAGGATTGGCATAATGATAGATGGCAGCACCGGCAATGGTACCGCCAATCACAGCAGGGGCCACCCAGTAGGGACGATAGATTGGAGCCGGGTAATACTGACGATGCACATACCTATGCCCATGCGCCTGGGCAGGCACAGCAAACGCCAATAGACAGGTTGCAACGGCACTGATGATAAAAGTACGCATGATTATCTCCTTGACGCTAATATTTAGCTGCGGCTACGTGTTGCCTATAGCCCCGGCTCATACGCAGCCATTGTTCACCATGGCCCTCTAAGATGTCACAGATACGATCTACGGTACCGTTGTTCCAATCACTGATTCGACCCAAGTTGGGATGCGGATTGGTCAATAAACGCTCAAGTTTATTGATGGCGTCATCGTGGCTCCACGGAACGTAAAGTCTTTCATGGTCATTGGCAAATGTCTCAGGGAAAGATCTATAGGCCGGGTAAAGTACATTACATCCCAGCGTGTCGGCTTCGCTGACAGTGTTTGATACCCAATCTTGTAAAGCACAATTAAACAACACTCTGCTGTTGTTAAGTAAATCGTAGTAGTCATTCTTTTCTAAATCATCGTAGACTCTAATTTTACCAGACAATTGATATTGTTGAATTCTTTCAATGGCAGTTGGATCATTTCCTCGCAACTTAGATCCACTAAAAATAGCGAATTCTACATTGGAATCTGGAAACTTTGAAAACCATTTATCTATTAGATCTAAGTAAAAATGAGGCTGCTTTTCTTGATCTGTGCGAGCAGCGAATCCAACTCTAAATGCACGATCGTGAAATGGCCGCAATGGGCCCGGTATGCGACTGCGAACTTCGGTTTTGCCAAAGGCCAAGCCCGAAATATTGTATATCGGGGCCGACCATCCGGCAATACGCATGTGTGCTACCATTTCTTCGTTAGTGGCCAGCACACCTGTAACAAAACAATTAACCATGTGCTCATAAAGAGCCATCCAGCCTTCCATATTCCAAACATGAACAAAGTCGTCAGGGTCGATACTTTGTGCAAGGCAACGAATAAATATCCTAGGACGATGCTGGGCATCAACTTGATTGAGAATATAAGGTAAGCTCTCGACGCCTGGTTGGAACATGTCTTCAAAATAGATAACATCCTCACTGGTCACTGCTCCTGCTTTCATTAGTTTGACCAAATTCATCATCTGGCTCATGGCAAAGTAACTGCGACCATGTGCGTCTAAGACCTGTCCTGTGACAATGGCCTGATCGTCGCTTAAGGTTTCCCCTTCGACCATATGGTAGTTGATTCGCCTACGCTCAAACACACTACGATTCCATTCTTCAAGCTGATAAGTGTATCTGGCCCGGTATTTTTCCAGTCCCATATAGAATAATCTACGCATTACGACGACCTTGTTTGATCATATAACCCCAGTTGTCTCTGGGGAACTTGCCATTGCGCCAACGCTGAAAATCAGCATAGGGACTGTGGTTATTGCCTAGATGAGATTCGTTGAACACATAACCAAAGTTGCGACAGAAGTCGCGAAACTGGTCTAGCTCATCGAAGATACGAGTAACTTCGGGTTTGAATGTAAAGTATTTTTTAAGGCGATTTTTGCTCATATTATTCTTATACAGAAATTAATTGTGGTTGACTGCGAAGATAACTGATTGTGGCACCATTCTCTCCGTCCTCAGCGACGGTGATTTCTACATCACGACCTGGATAGCGTGTGGCGATCTGCTCATAAAGGTCATCACTGATCATTTCACAACTTTTAAAATCCAGCTCTAGTGTGCCTTGACTGTAAAGGTTTTCCAGCCAGCGTTTAAATTGTATGAATTCCACATCACGATCTAGATGAAACACTTCAATTGAGACTGTAAAGTGAAAGATATGTCTGTGTGGATAGCCTAGGAAACTGACATCGTACCTATCACCTGTGGCCAATGCTGGATCCGTGGCCGCTGCTGGATATTTGTGAATTCCCTCTTTCCTAAACGTCACCCAAATCCTACGTTGAGCACGATCTCGAATACGCTGTCTAGTTTCTGCCATTGCTTGCTGTCTTGCTTCCATGTTGGTCCTTATAGCCGAGTGTCCGATTCATATTCGCCCCAGTTTGTGAAACGATCTGGATTCATAAGTTGATGCAGACGATGGCACCATACACCGGGATTGCTGTGGTCAAAGTCTGTGTCGTCAATTTTAATTGTAGCATTATATCCTAGTAGTTGTAAATAGGGCAGTTTGACCGAAATCATAGGAACGAATTTAGCGAATTCAGTCAAACCCGATTCGTGTAATCCTGCAACACAACCGACATCTAAGTCTAAAGTACACCAGAATCGAGCTCTTAGAGCTGCTTTAATCATACTCTCCCAAGCCGACCAAACTGCGATGTTATTGCTGGCAATCACAGGAAAACTATGGTTGGCACCAAAATAGATGTGCGTACAGTTGTTGGCTTGTGCTCGAGTCTCGATGTCTTGAATATCAGCTAGTCCCACTACAAATAGAGTTGTTTGACCGTGGCAGGGACTATGTTCGACCTCGGTGCCTACAAAAAATTTACTATCGTCAAAGCCTGGTCTATTCATTTAGACCTCCTCGAATAAGTTGTGTGATACATCTGGTCTGGCCTGTGTTTTTTTAAGTTTTTCGTTACGAAGAGAACCTGATATTTCAAAATGTTTTTGAGCTTGTGCATTGGCATTCAGGGCGCTTTCGCCGGTGAATCCTCTTGTGCCCTTGATCTGTCTCCAATACTTGGAATAGTAATCAATGATATCCAATGATTCTTGTTTGGTAGGTGCTGCAAAAATAGCTTCTACCAGATCTTCAAATCGTTCTGCGCCGGGGCCACGATTTTCCATCATTCTTGGTCTGGAACCGGCATCAAATCTACGATTGGCTTCTTGAACCGCAGTAATGTGCATCCAAACATTATGTGACATCAGCAGCATATAACTAAAACTATCCCAGCTGGTACGTCCTTCTCGACCGTTTTTATTGAGATCTCCTGGGCGATAGTGGCAGATATCATGCATGGTCAGCAGATCACTGACCGGGCTATTGGTCCATGTGTGATGTATTTGATCTGCTACCACAGCATCTTGCCAAGGTCTATGATCTGTGGCATATCGTTTGTCATCGGCACTGGGCGCCATACGATAGCTCCATTTGCCCATTTCGGGATAGACATTTTCCACATAGACCTGACCATTGGCAGTGGCCAAAAACGGACTGGCGCAATCAAAACTTATGGTAAAATTGGGATTAACATGCCGACGCACTGCTCTCTGTAGGACCGTTAGCAACACTGCCCATTCTAGCTTGCTGGTTCCTAAAAAGTGCATCCAATCGTGTACACCTTCTTGCAGCAGATTATCGTATTTTAACACAATTAGTCGTTTTAAAATCAGGTGTACATCGCACATGTTCTGACCGCCCATGGCCCAACCGTCGAAATGACGTCCGGGCCAGACCTGTGGATCACAATAGTGCTTCATGGTATCGTACCAAACATCGGCACTTTGGTGTCCGTCGCCCTGTAGTACATTTAAAAAACGAGTACCCCCATTGGCCACACCTAGTCTATGCTTGATAAAATATTCGTTGTTAAACTTGGTGGCATCCACTGCCTGCTCTAGCGCCAGTGATTTGTCTGTGGTACTAAATCCTGCTGCTTGAGCAGCTTTTGGATCATGAATAACCCAAGTTGGAATGTCTAAAATCATGCTGTAGTCGGCAATGGTATCCAACCATTTGAGTACTGTGGCTCTTTTGTTTTGCGCTCGTGCACAACCACTGCCAGCACGCCAGTCACCTTCCCACAGTCCTTTGGCAATTTGGAATCCTCCGGAATCTCCCAACATAAAAGTTCCAGATTCGCGATTGCGAACCATATCCTCGCTCCAGTCCTGCTTGTTTAGGTCTAGATTGGCATGTCCTCCTGAATAGAGGCTCCAACGATAGGGAAACAGACTTTGTTGGCTGTTGAGCCAGTTAAGTTGTTCAAGATTGTCTAGTCCTTGGGGAAATCGTGCAGGATCTACGTAATTTTCATTGCGCTGTTTGCCTATAAATGTAGCATAGAATCCCGAAATGGCTGGAAGAAAAATGCTATAATCTTGTTGTTTAGCTGTTAGGTTGTCTGGCATCTGGTACTCTGGGCAACTAAAATGTCTATGATATAGACAATCATTTTTGCAGTGCAGGAATAGTGTAGCTGTAGAGAGCTAGGCCGGAATCAACTGTGATTTGACTGACACCTTGATCACTGAACTTGATCATTTTATCACCGGGCAAGTTTAAAATAGTTAGAAAAATGCCCACCGGCCATAGACGGTCACTGCTGAGCTTGCCTGTGATGCCTTGATAAAACACGAAATCTCCAGCATGACTGCTACGATCTCCAAAATAAAATTCCAATTTGTTGCCATTGGTCTTGGCCACAAACGTGGTTTCCTCGCTGTTGGCCTGACTCTGAAAACGCATTCTTTGAATACTGGCCACTGGTGGATCAACTTCTACGTCCCAGGCATTGACACCGCGAAACTTAACTGTTTTGAGTTTTTCTGTAACTATATTAGCTACCATAAAACGATAGTTGTTCTTAAAGTCACCAATTTTATTTTCAAAATTAATGCCACTGGGTACCAAATTGCCTTCGGGATCGTGTTGTCTGGTAATACTTAACTTGGCATCTTCCCGGTATTCAGGAATATCCAAAATAATTTTTAATTTATTAAGGTTTGGCATACCAAACAGACCAACAAACTCAGGAATAACCTGATGAAATTTAACATCAAGAATCACACTGCGGTCTTCGGCAGCTGCATTGATTTCTGTAGTTTGGTCGGTGCCTGTGACTTTAATGAGATCGATACCAATCCCAATGGTATGTTGTACAATATCGTGTAGTGCGTCTTTCATATTTTTTTCCTTTAGTGAAATTATATAAGATTTATTTAGACCTAGCAAGTCTTTTGACAAAATTATTCTACACTAAAAAAATCGTCAAAAGTAGTTTTAATGTTGGTGTGTCCACCAATGTCCCATTCTAACACGCCCAGTAGGTTTTCAACTTTTTGATCCACAATGGTATCTTCCATGAGTCCATCGTCAAAGGGCAACTGCTTGAACCAATCGGGTATGTGTGTTTCGTCTGTGGGATAGCCCACACTGGTGTAGCCCAGTGGATTGGGTTTGAGTTTACAAACAATGGTTTTCATGCCATCAACAATGGCCATGCTGTAGTTGTCCGAGTGCATACGTCTTAGTGCGTTCCAATTCATCGCTGCCCGAACATGTCCGGGCATGTTTGCACGACCCTTTTTAGCTTCTAGCTCAGTGTAATGAGTTAAATTATTCACACGCTTGGGCGTGCCTTTTTCCCAGGCTGGGCGCTGTTGAAACTGTTGTTTGAATTCTCTAACACGGTTATGAACATAGTCAGGTCCTGAACCTGTCAAGACCTTTAACAGCAGTTCACTTAAAAAGTCCTGTACAATCTTGGGAGTGTCTGATCGCTTGAGATCCAGACCCATGGCCTTGACCTTGCCGGGTCGGTCATTGACGTCGAGCCTGGTGCCTTCCAGTTCATAGATTAAAATTGCATAACGTTTTTTCTTGATAAAAAGACCTTTGCTGCCTACCAGTTCTCGACCACCACGAATTATACATCCCATGTCTCTAGGACAGTTAAATGCTTGTTCCATAAAACCTGGAAAGCTGGCATTGACCGATTCGGCTACGCTATCATAGAGAGCCACGCAGATGTCTCGATTCCATGTCATGGTGCCGGCATCGATTTCTTTTTTAAGTGCAGGATAAGCCGAGAAATAGACCGAATCTGTGTCACCGTAGATGATGGCTGACCCCACATGATCGTACTCTCCGGTAATGCATTCATTCACATGGCTGTCCATGTGACGAGCAATAGCACGACCGGTCAAAGTAGTGCTCTGACCAATACGTTTGTCGTAGAATCTGCACCCGGGATTCAAAATTGCACCATAAAGTGAATTTAAATTGATCTTTTTTACCAGTTGACGTTTGTCCCAGAAGGCTCTCTCTTCGGTGGTGCCAGCGGCTTTTTTCTTGGCCTGAAGCTCTTGGCGTTCCAAATACCAACGTTCTAGAAGTCCGGGCACAATGCCCTTGGTATCATATTTGAAGATAGTACCATTGGCACTCAGGATCCAGGGTTCTCGTCCCTCAAATATCAATCTATAGATATCGCGAGCCATCATGGTGTCGGATCCACCGGTTTCCCAGTCAATGACAATTTCTCGCCCAGGTTCCTGATTCATGATCATGGTATATTCTAGACTACCAAACAGACCTTCCCAGGCATCGGCAAAACTGCTGCCGGCAGAGATTTTTTCACTTATGTACTTTTCTGTGTGGGTGGGTCTAAGTTGTCCCACAATGGTTTCTGGCGCCATGTTAAGAGCGCGGATCGCCGACGGGTAGAGACTGTTGATGTCGATTGCTCCGATGTATTCGTGCATGCCTCTTTTGGGCGTAGCAACATAGGCACCTGCCGCTTGTGTGTCACCATCTGTGGACCTCCTGTTTTGAACTATTAAACCCATACTATGAGCTTCGTTGATAATGGCCTGTTCTGTGACTGCCACTGCGCCCATTGTGGTAGGCAACAACACTGTGTTGTCGTGTGCCAGTTCATTGGCCAGATCAAGAAATCGCAGTTTTTGGTCCAACTTGGCCAACAGCATGGTATCCTGTCTATTATAGTCTACAAAGGTCTTGAAATCACGATTGTACAGTTGATCCAGGGTACCTTCATACTGAATTTTGCGTTCATCTAATTCATATTCACCAATGGCATCTAGACTATAGCTATGGCGCTCTTCGTAGGTATACTTTCTGTAGAGCTGCATATAATCCATGTGCACACGGCCAACGAGATCAAAGGTTATATGGTCGGCACCAAAGCGTTCAAACGTTCGTTGTTTGGGAAACTGACCCCAAAGACAAAACCTGCGAGTATCATCTTTGCTCAAAACCTGTCTGGTACGCATGACCATATAAGGGATATCAAAGCCTTCCGAGTTCCAGCCCGACAATATGTCTGCGTCATCAATCAAGTCGAAAAAAGTCTGTATAAGATCTTCTTCGCGATCAAATAGAAAACAGTGCTCATACTGACTGGTCAACTCCTTGGCTCTTTGCTGTGATATGGTCTCGGGAGGCAAAACCAGTGTGACCAATCGATCCATCCAATCTAGATATATGGAAATAGCAGTGATGGGATTGAACGGATCTTCGGGCAGACTAAAACCACGCACAGGATCGAAGTCAACTTCGATGTCAAAGAATGCTGTGTGCAACCGTGGAGCATCTTGGCCTAGATAGTTTTCCTCCAGACAACGAAAAACTGGCTTCAAATCACTTTCCCAGAGTTGGCGATTTGAATGCATTTTAAGTTCTCGAACAAACTCTTTGTAATTTCTAGTGCTAAATCTACTCACACTAGTGCCATAAATGGTACGAAATTTGCCTCTGGGATCATCATAATAGAATCTATATTCTGCAGGATAATCACGGTAAACACGTTGGCCTGCAACACGTTCGACCACATAAATTTTATTGTCTTCTCTACTGTAGAGTGCGTCTATATAGCTCATTTTGCCAATAGTATCCTTATAAGACCGACGCTGTCAATGGTGGTCAGCAGTAGATAATTGGCCAACAGGCCAAAAGATTTTCTCGAGTAGCTGGCCCAGGCATACATGGCACAGCCACTGATCCATAGGGGATATAATACAATCAATGGTGGATTAGGCACAGTCACGGCCATTGTAGTGGCACAGCCAATACTGATTGCCCAAGACAGTACCTCGATAGCAAATCTTCCAGGATTTGATCGATAATCGCTTTTGATCCATTCAAATATACCAGCAACACCATCATTCACAGAGTTCTACCAACTGTTTCTAAGATAGTGTTTAAATCTTGGTTGTCACGATTGGTTTCGCCTAATTTGCTCTTGGCTGCGATACGGATGGCTTTTTTTAATATGGCCGGCTTAATTTCTAATTCCTCGGCCACGGACTTGACAGTGTCGTTAAGCCCGGCATTGAGATCATCAATTTCGGTCATGACCTGAATGCCTTCGTTAATGATTTGTGTTAGTTTGAGCTTTTGCTCGGCACTAAACATGCGGTCACTCATAGAGTCTCCTCGTTATAAAACACTAATGTACAGTATTTTGCAGCAAAATGCAAGAGACATTAGTGTTCAATTTGGCCGACCTCAGACAGTAGAGAACATTGACTCTACTGTATAGCAGTTGACCGATAATGGTTATTTAGTACCAAGGCCTGGCCAAGCCAAAGTATTTGGCCTTCCAATGAGCCTGTGCATACCAACCGGTTAGATTTTGCCATTGGTCTCTATGACGCCAAATTTGATGAGCAGCATCGATCCAGTCAGTGGCCAATACCAGTTGTTCGGCACAGCTACGTTGTTCTTCTGCGGTTGCCGCGTCGTAGCTGTCCCATTCTAAATGAATGACTTCCAGTGCGATATCTTGATCACAGTAGTCTATGTCAAGATCCAGTCCCCATTTTTGCCTTGAGGTCAATAGCCAGCCTAGTCTGGGATTTTGACTACGATACTCTAATAACTGTTCTCGGGCAGCGCCTGTAAAATTGCATCTGTGCATGGCACAACTATGATCTATGCTCAGATATTCATGATCGACAGTGATCCAAGTCTGAAACAGTCCTGGGTGATTGGCAGTATAGTGTCTAACAGCCAGTCCCTGCGCCCTATAGTAATGTTGTTCAAGATCGGTCAGTTCATAGCCATCTTTGTCAAAAAAATCAACTGCTCGGGGATCCAATATAAATTTTGGATCTATAATTTGATTGATACTGGGATCGACAAAAAATTCAATTGAATTGATCAAAAACATCACTTTGTTCGATCTTTGTTGTCAATGGCACCACCAGTGATCCAACTAGTACATGATCTACTTCCGGCGCATTTAAAGGCATGAAAATTACAATAGCCCAGATCGGCCTTGTGTATGCTGGCCATGGCATCTGTTGCCGGCTCATCTCCTTTGATGCCTGATTCTATACAGGATCGCATCACATCGCTTACATCAAACGCCGAACAGTTTGAACAGGTCATTGTCCTGGCAATTTTTTCTGTAATGTTCCATCTTTTGGCAACCTCTTGCCAGTAAGCATCGGGTTTGTCGGGGTTGGCTGGGCCATAGTGATATTTGTCTATTGCACGCTGTCGGTTTTTTAAATTCAGATCAATGTCGTGGGTGGCACGGGGACAGCCACGACTGGCTGCTTCAACGATTCTAATATAATTACGCATAAATTACTGCTCCCGATAATGCGTTGATTTTGAATTTACATAGTTGTTGTCAAGACAGTTTTTTATATCAGGCACTGACTCGCCTTGTTCCGACGGTGATAGCCGGGACTGGCAATCGCATTTTATCACTGCTGGTATGTGCTGTGCTGTCGTATTTGAGATCGAATATTCTATTGCCATCGGGGTCAGTGGACATTGAACCAATGGTGTATCGGCCATTGGCAATTAATCCCAGACCTGACATTTGGTTTTTGGTGTAGCTGATGCCCGGTAGCGGAGTAGAATCGGGATTTTCTGGATCTACCCTAAGAGCACTGGGCTTGAACCCCAATTGGGCCAATTCGCGTCCAAAAGTCAACATGTCTGTGCCGGCCAACACCAATTTGGGTTGACCCTCTAGGTTGACTATTTTGGCATAGAACTTTTCGCGTGGACTTGCCAAAATATCTGTGACAAATTTTTTATTAAAGTCTATGCTGGCGTCAGCTGAAACTTTTTGTTGTGCATTTAGAAAAAAATCAATTTTGTCTTTAATGGCTTGTACAGCATTGTTTTTGCTAGATCCAGCTGCTCTGTGTTCTTCGCGACCAATTTCTGCCACTGCTATATATTTGTTATTAAATGGACGATTGATCACATACAAAGGATAATTTTTATATTCACCCACTGGGCTATAATTGGCATTGCTGGCTATACCAGTGGCTTCATCTAAGGGAATTCTTATGGTGTTATTAATTGGAGTACGCAGCAATTGATTATCAGGAGTTCTAAAATATACTGCCAACTCGCCAAAGGGCCTATGTAATTCTACACTTTCTACTATGCCACTGTGACTCATTGATCTGGTACGCACACGATCACCGGGGTTGATACTTTCGCCGCCTACCATTCTTTTACCGACAGGTGGACGGTCGGTTCCTTTAAAATATCCTGTAAATTTTGGACCAACAGTAGTTTCGTTTTTAGGCTTTTTGCCTGCACGTTTCATTGCCAGGGCGATGGCTGCCTGTTGAGCCGGACTGGCAGCTTCGCTGACTACATCGGTAATTTTCATAACACTGTCCTATGAGATTTAGTGTATTTATTAGACATAAAACAAACCGTACCAGACGATTCCTGCCAGTACTAACAGACTTAGCCACCAACTGATAAAATATCCCATGCTCAATACGGCCAATAACCATATAGCGTGGTATAAATGTATGTACCAAGGCATCAATGCAGACTCAAGTCTTGGTCTTGTTGGTCTTGCCTAGCTCGACTCAAACGATCCAAATAGCCTAAATTACGTAGAATTTTATAACTGAGATTTTCTACGCTGTATTCTCCACCTTGATCTAGTCCGCTTTGGCGCATTTTTCTCAACTTGGCAAATAGTTTGGTAATATCTTCGGGATCATCGGCATGTTGAATAGTTTTGTTTATTTTCATAATCAAATCTTCAACCTTAAGGTTTACTGCGCGATCATCTATTCCTGGGCGACGAAACTCAGGCTGTTTAACCCAAACGCCTGTCAATAAACTATAGATCCCAGCCGATACCGGTGGTTGATCAACATCTTCTACATAAAGTTCAACTTCGTGCCCGCGTACGATAATATCATGATTATCATTCCAAATTTTCTTTTTGGCTTGATAAAATTCTTCAGCTAGGTCGTCGCACTCTAAATCGCTGTATCTTGTGACCACATGTACATCAAAGTCGCTGTATTTGGTATAGTTATAGTTGGCCATGCTACCGGTCAGCACTACATCAAAAACACGAAAACCCGGTATTTCGAGTTGATCTATAAAAAACTTGGCCGCACGAAGTAATTTATAACGTACCTCTGTGCGTAGCTGATCCTTGCTCCAGGCTTCGGGTGCTAGTTCTGAGTTGTAGGCTACATTACCTTTTGTATAATCTTGTGGCATAGATTATTTATTTTGGCCCGACTTCATATTTGCTAACCAATGCGCCATACGAGCTCGCTCGCCGGTACTGTTCTTGGCTATCTGTCTCAGTTTGCTAACACTGGCCTTGGTTGGCACTCCTAGGCGTTTGGCCAGTCCCTTACGACCAGGCTTTCGGCCATCCGCAAAGTTTTCTGTGACAAATTCCCGGGCTCTCATGTTAACACCACTGGGTTATGTCCCACTACTTTGGCAAACCAAACGATGCCAGGTCGTCCCGGCGTTGATTTTATATATGGTCTTGGATCAATTTCAATGTCTAGGCCACGAGGTAGTAGTATTTCTTCTTCCTCGTCACCATATCTGCTGACATCTACTAGACTCAATGCCGGATAACCTTTGGGCACTGTGATATGTAATATATGCAGACCCGTGTAAACTGGAAAACTCACAGAGTTAATGTTTCTAGCAGGATGGTCTTGAGGAGATATACGATCTTCTCTGGCAAAATTAACATAAGCAATTGTATAATTGGTGGTTGTGCTAGTATAGGCCGGGAGATGAACTCTAACAGGTTTTCTTACATCAGCACCATACTTTTCCCAAACCCTAGACGGGCTTTCGGGAATACCAGTATAAACTTTAAGATTTTGTTGTAGAGGAAATTTTTGTAGGTATTGGTCAACCTGGTTTATTTTACTGTAGTGACTTTTACCGTGTCGTTGTTGTCTGTAATGACGATGTAGAACATTATTCCAAACATTAGCGTCGCTGCCAGTGTACTTGTATAAAAGTTTATAATTGGGATCATGTCGAGTTGTATTTCTAGGTATGGTTTGCTTTTTATGCACTGCGGGCCGAGAAGCCTGCGGCATCTCATCCTTTTCTTCGAGGTTCTGATCTTTGATACTGGCATAGCCAATGGTCTCAATGCTGGGATAATGGCTACCACGCTGCGGGTGTGGCCTTTTGATCGGTGGATCTAGGTCCCCAAACTCACTTATTCGCACTTATGGCTTTCCATTTTTCAGCGAGGTGATCCACCAACTCTCGGACTGTGGACAGGCCATTTGACTGCATGTACCTGATTATCTTTACTGCATCTGGGCGATCACTGCTGTCGGGTTTACGAGCGTTGCTCAGGTCGTTGTCCAGGCTCTTGGCAGCACTGGCTTTGTCGTATGTATACATCAAGTCATAACGAATACTATCAGCATCTTTACTTAACTGTGATTTTTTATTGGCACTGATCAGTTCAATCCAGCGTTTGAGATATCTGCGACTGGGGTAGTTTCGTCTAGAGGGTTCTTGTCCGCGTAATATGCTGACATCGGCTTGTTTGCGTTCATCGCCTAGACGCCAAGCATCGGCGTCGGTGAATAATCTGACAGGTATACCACGCTTTTTTGCTAATAACGCTATTTTTCTAACACGAGCTAGAGTATCGGGTTCAGCTTCTGGGCTGACATAAACATCCATTCGAGTAATAGCAGCGGGCACGGCAGGATCTCTACTGAATATACGATCTTCAGCTTCGTGACTTCTGTGATGTGCTTGTGAGGGATTTCTATTGTTCCAGTAGTCAACTGCCCGTCCGGGATAGCGTTGGTTATAGAAATTGCCGTCTAGTTCAAACAGTACGGCATCACTGCCAACGCTCTGATGATAGCCACCGGAGCGTGTTCTTGTAGTGCTTAGAAAGTAAGGATAACCTTTAGGTGCGAATTGTTGTTCCCAGCCAGCACCTAATGTGCTACTGAGTTCAAACTCACCGCTGCCGAGTATTTTCGCAGCAGCCCCAGCACGAGTGTAATGAAATACACGACTGCTTATGGCTTCAAATAATTGATAAAATCTCATAATTAATACACCAAACTGTCTATACGCCGATATCGAATGTTAAAAGCGTTCATAAGCAATTCTACTTCACGCAGACATTCATTACGCCCGCCACCTACAATATAAGCACCATTGAATCTTTTAAGCTGAGCGACGCTGGTCCAATTTACTGTCAATGGATCATCTTTCATTTCCTCAATAGCACCCATTATTAGTGACTGCTGTGGAGTACGCCGATTGAACGGAGGAAAATTTAGTTCCCTACTGTCACTTTTTCGTTGTTGATATAATTCTCTTATTGTAGAAATAATTACAGAGGGTTCAATACCGTGATCCATCCAGCTTCTCAAATACCCGTATCCTTTATCTACTATTTGAAATCTTGCCCAATTAATAGGTTGTTCATTTTCATAATCACCAGCCAATTCTCTCACAGTATCATCCCAGTACAAGCGAACACCAGCTACAGTGTCACCGGATAGACCTTGACCCTCTGCATTGACAAAGAACAAAACTGGACCCGTCTGATTAGTAACAAATTTTACTATGTCCAGACACACAGTGCTTTCTTCACCGTCGTTGATGCCGCAGTATTCTGGCTGAACATCCACTACAATAACAGGATGATTGCGACCTTCTCCAATAATTTCTCTGGATCTCATTATGAATTTATCGGAGTAACTGTGACCTCGCCGCCTTGATGTTGACGCATAAACTCTGAACTTTGTCTAGTGACCCATTCACGAGCACGACCATTGGCTTCACCTTGAGTAGCGGCTTGCACCTGGGTGACTACTTGACCATCTATACTAACATTCCATTGCCCTGTAAACTCACCTTGCTGTTGTCCGACACGAGGATTATTATTTTCGGTGGATCTTGCTCGACGAAGATCGTGCCGTAATCTGTCTGTACCAATTATTAGTTCGTTGAACCTTTCTTGTGCAAGTCTAAAACTATCGGCTCGAAATCTGTGAACAACTGCACCTTTATTATCTACAATTTCAAAATTGTTACCTTCACCGACATCGTTGGGATCACGGTTTCTAGGTTGAATCGGAATAATTGTATACATCCAATCATTACCACTCACAGATCTTTTCATATAATTTTCAGCTGATTCTCTGTCATTTCTATAAAAGTATAATATAATTTCTCCGTCGCTTCGGCGTATAATTGCCCAATTAGCGTCGGGGTTATTTTCGGGTGCAATATATCTTTGATCTTGGGCAGCGGTTCGTTGACGCTGTAAGTCTACGGTGCTTCCTGGCACAGGAGTCTCTTGACTTTGACTGGTTCTTGGAGTAACAGGTGCTAGTCGATATAAATGATAGGCACTGCCGACTACTCTCATAAATGTGTCTTGGGCTTCCTCCCTTGTGTTTCTTGTAAAGTAATGAACAGGTTGATTATCTGACTTACGCAAAATCGCCCAATTAGCATCTGGATGTGTATCTGGCGCAGTTAATAGAGGAGTAGGTTCCCATGCCCTCTGACTGGGACCCGCAGCTGACACACGAGCCTGTATGGGTGTTTCTTCGTAGGGTCTTATGACTTCAGCTTCGATCCTGGGCTTTTCTGCACGATTGCTACGCCAATGTTCTAATGCTTTGTTAATGGCTTCTTCTTCGCTGGTAGCAACCACTTCTACAGAGGCACCACTGGTCTGTCTCTTTCCTTCGGCGTAGACCTTATACCATGCTCGTGTTCCTGGCTTGATTTTCTTACGCTCATAGTCACGCTGAAGATTGGCCTGCTTTAGGAAACTCTTCAATGCCTGTTTAGGAATCTGTCCGCTCACATACTTGACAAAGTAGTCAATGGTACTGCTGTCGCCAGCAGCGGGTTGTATGAGTTTGTATAACTTCTTACTGTATTCTTCACGGTATTTGTTTTCATCAACCGCAGCATCAAGAGCAACAACAAAACGATTCATTGTGGCAGTGAGCTTGGCTAGGTCGGTGTTTAGCCAATCGCCACCGGGACTGCGAAACTCAATGTATTTTTCTTTGTTGTTAATACTGATATATTTGCCGGTACTGCCACTGTGTACAATCTTGCTGGCTATACGATTTAGTCCGGCACGCATACTGTCCAACATTGCCGGCACTGCTTCTCGTGCTGTATTTGTCTTGGCACGACTTTGAATTTCATCCAATGCTGATTTACAAAAATGGTTACTGCTACGATCAAATTGTTCTAGCACATACCTATCGCCCAACAATAAAGCCAGTTTAACATAGTCAATCTTACCAGGTTCGATGCCGGGTACGCTGACATTTATATGTAGGCCTGTGCTACGATTTGTAGTACAACCAGTTTCTTTTGCCCAGGTACGAACGGCCTCGAGATCCTGGGCCATGTCTGCCAATGACAGCGGTGGACTGACAAACTCAAGTCCGGCTTCATTGGCGTCAATTTGTATACTACTGTCGGGTTCTATGATATAACTAGAATCATCGCGTTTGGCACCGTGATAACTGCGACTTAGTCGGACATTTCTACCAATGGCCTGCCGAAAACTGTCGGCTATGGCGTCGACATTGGGTTCAGCTTCTTCCTGATCGGGCTCGGTCCAGTAAGGCCAGTTTAGCACATTATGAGCATCCATTACATCGGTCATCGTACCATATTCGTTCATAACCCAGTGATCCATTGGATCGCTGTAATCAAAATCGCCTTCATTGTCCCACTGTTCACGGGCTTGAGCATAGTAGTTATCTTCTTCCTCCATACTCTGTTCAACACGCTCTTGAACAAGGTCACTCATATATAAATTGACTGCGTCTTGACGATCTCGATCGGTCTTGTAAAAGCCTTCGGGTCTGGCATCGGCACGAGCTTGGGCCAGTTCTTCAAATTCTTCGCCTAGCTCACTTTCTATGATTCTGGTCAGATAGTACTCGGCTTCTTCACGGAAAGCATCATTTTGATCTTCTATAAAACTATCACTTTCAAGATATTCTTCTTGTAGATCCGCCATTACTCTTTCTACTGTGCGTCGACTGTTGTGATCACCATCGTCAAAGAAGCGTTCGATACTGTACATACCGCGTACACGCTCGTTTTGATCAAAGTCGGGTTCGGACTCGTAATCATCATCGTACTCGTAGGATTGGACAGGAACTACCATTTCGAATTCCATGCCCACACGAGCATCAATCTCACTGGCTAACTTTTGCAAGTTGCCAGGACTCATGTTTATTTCAAATAGTTCAGCTTCGGCTATAAAATGACGGACTCGCATTTGTCAACCTCTTGACTGTTTGGGGCCTTGGCGTTCCTTCCAACGCTTGTCAGTGCTGCACCAGTAACGACCATGGCTTTCCTGTACATCTTCGTCATTGTTTTTGCCCGGATGGTATTCGATGTCTTTGATTAGTTTTTCGGCGGGTGCATCGCCTTCGTGCACATCGTTAACGATGTCGTTGTAGTGATTCATATTTAAAGTTTGTCCACTGCCACTGAGTTCAACTAACTTTTCTACAACGCGATGTAAATCCATATCGGTTTTGGCGTCTTCTTTGCTATATTCCATAATACGCAATAACAATGGAATATCCATGGTTACTTTGTCCATTGGATTAGGAATGGACTGATCTTCGACGATCGGCGGTGATTTTTGGGGCTTTAGAAAATTACGATCAGAATCATTAAACAAGTCAAACACACGCATGATTATTTCACCTTGGCCAGTAACTTTTCAAATTCTGATTTTAGTCCAGCATTGGACATAAGTTTTTTTAGTGTGTCTGAAAAACTTATGTTGCTCGGAACTTGTGTGGTAGTGGGTTGAGCATTAGCTGTAGCAGCGACAGGTGCAACTGCCTGTTGTGTTTGTGCCCCGGCAGCCGGTTTTGGTGGAGTATAAGCGCTCATTGGCTTAACAGGTGAAATGGCTTCATTGGTCCCTGCAATAGCTTTAAGTATAGCACTCATTATACACCAATATTTCTACGCAGCACCTGCGGATGACTGATAAGTTTTTTCTGTTCTGGTTCCTTTTCGATATCTTTGGATGTTACTTTCCAATCTGAGCCCCCGTATTGTTTACGCTGATAGGCAGGAATTTTACTTTTTGGCACTGCCTTAGGTTGATCTTCTTCGCCAACTCTCTTTTTCTTTGGTGCCATGAAACTGGTAGCTATACCACTACTGCTACTAGCACCGGCACTGGCCATTTCTCCCATTGGTGCTGCTCCGGGACCTTGGTGCCCACTAAGAATTTCATATTCGAGATATTCTTTTACTGTGCGTAGATAATCATTGGCAATGGCAATTTTTTCGCTGACCCATCCCTCGAGACCTTGTTTTTCTGAAAAATGTTTGACCATCCTGTGTAGTTCAATGGCATTACTGGCTGCATGATAGCACTGCTCCCTGGCCATTTGCACTTCATGATCATCGTGCATTTCTACTACTGCTTGTACTATATTATGGTCTTCTTTAATAAAATCAGTGGGTTTCATATTTCATCCTGGTAAAATTAATAATTATATTTATTTTTTTAGACAAGGCCCAGGGCCTTGGCATTTTTGCGAGGTGTATCTGGATGCACATCTACGGTCAGGCTGGTTTTGTATCTGGGGTCTTTTGCCTGTTTACGACTAGCCACTACACCTACACCAAATTCTTCATTTATATGGTGTTTCATGATAGAGTAGACCTCCTCATCATAGGCACCAAACAGATCTTTTACTATATTTTTTTGTGTGGTTTCATCTGCCTGAGCAAATTCAAATCGCAACTCGGTGGCACTACGCATCGGTTTGCCCAGAACAGTAAAATCAAAAGTAGGTACTATCATGATATACCCATGTTGCGACAGTCCCTGCATGTCTTTGGGGTCTTTTGGCATAGGTTGAAAATAGCTGGGACTACCATCCTTTTTAGTCCATTTAGCGAATCTAGGATCCTCATCCATGTCCTTTTGACTAACAGCAAATAGTAATCTAGTATCTCCGGAATATCTGCTTACCAGCTCACCTGGACGATAGGGTTCGGGAGTTTCAACTACACGATCCATTGGTACTCCGGTAAGACGCATCATAGCAGCCTTCTGGCTAAAATTAAATGGACTTTTAGGAGGAGCCACTTTATTACTAGTAGCGATAAAAACATGATCTCGGCCATACTTTTTAACAAGATAATCGTAGACTGCACGATGACCTTTGTGAAAAGGTTGAAATCTTCCAGGATAGATTACCAGATAATTGTGTGATTTTGCTTCAAAAAGTTCGGTGAGAAACATAGTCTAATATTTATGGTCGGCTGGTAATTTTGTTACAGCCAAAAAAATAGACTGCTGGGCAGTCTATTTTATAAGTTTTATTAGTTTATTTTTTAGTAAAGTCAGGCATTTGATCTAGGTTACCCTTATACTCATAATGACCACAGTGATTAAGCAAGACTTTACTGTGTGCCCAGATAGTACCACCTAATTTTTGCCATCTACGACAAAACATCCAGTCTTCGCTGAGGTAATGGCCGCGTTCATCAATGCCCACATCAAAAATAGCATACATATAAGGTTCGTATTGCTTGCCTAGCCCAACATCGTCGACATATTTGGATTCAGGATGCGCTTTGCATAGTTTTTCGTAGACTTCTCGTTTAAAAATCAAAAATCCTGTGCCCATGGTATCTACGGTAAAAATATCACCTTGAATTTGTGTCTGCGGCAATAAATTAATTACATAGTTAGTGGGAATACTTTTTTTAGGGTAAAGGCCGCCGATTACTTCTTTTTCATAGACCATCATTTGAAAAATACTTTCTGGTTCAAATCTAATGTCGGCATCAATGAACATAAAATGTGTGGCAGTGGAATTGCTCATCATTTTAGCCATTAGATTATTTCGCCCCCTGGTAATTAAACTTTCGTTTACCATGGTATCTAAACTCCAGTTTAGTCCCACTCTACCAGCCATGAGAATAAATTTAAGTAGACTAGTCACTGTTGGTTCGCTCATCATACCACCATAACAAGGAATACCAATATGCAAATGCAATTTGGTAAAATCGTATGGCTGACCTTGTGGTTGATTTTGCGGAGATTCGACACGTTGCTGTTTCATTAGCTCGGAAATTTTTTGAACTACTTCGGTAGCAGTTTTTCCGGGAATTTCGGGATTTAATTCGGTTTTTTGATTGTTTTCCATAATATAATTGAATGTTAGTGTACTACTACTTCTTGAATTGATCGAACTATCGAAGGAATGATTAATCTTATCATGTCTACTATTCTAGGATCTTGAACATAAAAGTAACCGCTCTGAAGATATTTATGTCCTTGTTTTATTTCTAAAATATATTTTTTAGATATTCGAACTTGATTACCCAGATTTAATATATATTGAGCTAATGCATTTCTTTCGTTATAATTTAAATAAAATCCTTCTCGAACGGTTACTCTATGTGTGTAGGAAATTGGTTTCTTTAATATAATTTGATCTTTTTCTAATGCCTGTTGTTGATTGCTGTCAACAATGGTGCTGAGAAAACTAATTTTTTCAACTAAATCGGGTATTTTTCTGCTGGCAATAGCAAATAATTCTTCCAAATCATTGGAGAATATACTGAAACTAGAACCTTCAAATCTCATTCTATAATTTTTTCGACATCTATATATTTCAAAAAGTTCGTGAATATGTTTTTTTGTCTCAAAAGATAGAGTTCGGCGACTGTACGAAAGTCTTTTTTCAATTTCTTCAATTGATTGACTGCCCGGGATAGCAAACGCTCCTTCTATTAGATCATAGCTTAATTTATGAACAAATTTTCTATAAAATTTACAGCGAGTCGGAACAATTAATAGATCGGGTTTTAATTCAAGCCACTGTGATAAATCCATTTTTATCTACCTTTGAGCCGCTGTCTTCTAGCGGTAAGCACATTGTAAATGAAACAGGCGTGAATGTCAACAAATTATCGGCCAGGTCTACACAAATACTTGTTCCATTGGCCACATGCTCAAATAAAATTTTCTTGCTCAAGGGCACCTTGATGAGGTCATTAATGACTCTGGCCAGTGGCCTGGCACCCATTTTTTGATCAAATCCCTTTTCAATGAGATGTCTGGTGGCGGCTGGCGTTAGTCTAATAGTGATTTTTCGGCTGGATAATAGATCATTTAATTCATTGATAAATTTTGACACGATTTTCGTCATGCTTTCTTTGGTAAGGTGTTTAAATTTACAAACAGCATCAATCCTATTTCTAAATTCAGGTTTAAAAAATTCTTTCATTGCCTTATCATCTTCGCCGGTTTTGGATAAATCGGTGGAAAATCCAATGTTATTGCGCTCGTTGTCGGCTGCTCCTAGATTACTGGTCATTATCAGAATGCAATTACGAGCATCGACTTTTTTACCGTTACTACTGGTAACAAAACCTTCGTCCATGAATTGCAACAATACATTACTGACATCTGGATGTGCTTTTTCGATCTCGTCAAAAAGCACAATACTATGAGGATTTTTTTCAATATTTCCGATTAACAAACCGCCGCCCAAATTGGCATCATCGTAACCTATATAACCCGGAGGAGCACCAATTAGTTTGGCTATGGCATGCTTTTCCTGATATTCGCTCATGTCATAGCGTATCAGTTTCATGCCTAAATTTTCAGCGAGTAATTTGGCCAATTCTGTTTTACCTGTACCAGTGGGACCCAAGAAAAGAAAACTACCAATGGGTTTGTTTACAGATTTTAATCCGGACTTGCTGATATAAATTCTTTCAAGCATGATGTCAATCACCGAATCTTGACCATATAGACGCTGTCGAATATTTGATTCCAATTTGGTTAGATTGGTCGTTGCGGAATCTGCTCCAATTTGGTCCGAGGGAATTTTAGTTGCTTTGGCAACAACCTTTATAATATCTACTTTAGATAATACATAGTCAGATGAATGATCAGATTTAATTTTTTGTCTGGCAGCAGCGGTGTCGATCAGATCAATTGCCTTATCGGGTAATTTTTTATCTGGCTGATATCGCACACTAAACTCTACCGCTGAGTCAATGGACTCATCTGAAATTATTAGATTATGAAATTTTTCAAATGATTTTTTAATGCCTTTTAGTATTTCTTTGGCTACTGTGGGACTGGGTTCATCTACAGTAAGTCGATAAAATCTACGCATTAGAGCGCGATCTTTCTCAAAACTTTGTGTATATTCTTCCCAGGTAGTCGATGCTACTACTTTAATTTTACCTTTGGTCAACGAAGGTTTAATCATGTTAGCAAAATCTACATTACCACTTGCACTACTTCCCCCAGCACCGCGCATTTGATGTGCCTCATCCACAAACAAGATGCATTTTTCTTTTAATTCTAATGCTTTGAGGACATTTTTTAATTTTTCTTCAAAATCACCTCTATATTTTGTACCTGCCAGTAAGGTCCCTATATCTAGGTTATAAACTGTATAATCTTTAAGATATTCAGGGACCTGACCGTTGACAATATTTCTGGCCAGGCCCTCAGCCAGCATGGTTTTACCAACACCGGGGTCGCCTACCAATAACACATTGGCTTTATTACGCTTGGCCAATACTTCTACAATTTCGGTTAGTTCGGATTCTCTGCCAATGATGGGATCAATTTCATCGCGGCGAGCACGATCATTGAGATTGGTACAATATTCTTTAAGAATCTCATCTGCTTGTTTTTGTGCTTCAATTGGTCGAATATTTTTATCTAATTCTGTAAATAGATTTTTATAATGATGAGCTATCACATTTTTATCTAGGCCATGTTTGGCCATAATATAGGCCGCATGACTATTTGATTCCACACTAATACTTAAAACCAAATCTACAACTTTGATGACTTCTTGCCCATGAAATAAAATTTGAGTCAGAGCACGATTAAATACTCTTTCTAAACTATGTGTTTTTCTTGGAGATTCATGCTCTCCTGTCAAGAAAGAATGATTTTGATATAGTATCTGTGCAAGGTCTTCTTGGATAGCATCGGTATCAATATTAATCTGTTTAATCAACTCACTAAAAGATTTTTGTTGAAAAATACTTAGCGTAAGGTGTTCTAGGGTAACATATTCATGCTTATTAGATTTGGCGATTTCACCAGCACGTTGAATGATTTCTTCAATTTCTGGATTTGATCTCATCGGTGAGGCCATTTATTATTCCTTGGCTATGCGCCCAGATTTTGAAGAAGAACCATTTGTTCTTGTGTAATTGTTTTGGGAACATCTAACATAATTTCCACAATCATGTCTCCTCTAAGAGGTTGGTTAATATCCCAAAGTCCTTGACCTGTTAGTCTAAAACTAGAACCATGTTGAGTAGCAGGAGGAATTACTATGTCAAAATCTCGATTGTCTAAACTTCTCACCGTGATTTTTGAACCTAAGATTGCATCAATGCAATTTAAATTAATTTTTTTATGCAAATTGATACCCTGAGCAGTAAATCCACCAGAAGGCCTTACAGCTATGTCCACATATAAATCCCCAGGGGGTTGATTGGTCACTGAATGATCTCCGTGTCCCGAACAGCGCATCTGCATGCCATTTTGCACACCGCGGGGTATGTCAATTTTTACCATACGCGATTGTCCGTTGCGTGATTTAATATGAATGTGATGACTCTGAGGATTTAAGGTACTGGCCAAGTCGATTTCCAAACTGGTTCTAAGATCTGAATTTCTTGGTTGTCGAAACTGTGCAAATGGATCCTGCCCGTGAAATTGTCGAAAAATTTCATTAATATCCGAACTAAAATTAAAAGAAAATCCAAATGGGCCTTGATTAGTTTGTGCATGACCAAATTGTCTTTGATGCTGCCATTCGGCCTTTTTTTGCGGATCGGTCAATACTGAATAGGCTTCTTGAATTTCTTGAAACTGATTAAGATTGCCGCCGCGGTCGGGATGATGCTCCATGGCCAATTTTTTGTAAGTGCGTCTGATGTCATCATCAGACACTCCTTCTTGTAATCCTAAAATTTTATAATAATCTTTCATAGTAGTGTGTATCTTAAAATAAGGAAAGGTATAGTATTTTTAAAATAATACTATACCTTTCTTGATATGTCAATGATTTTATTTTTTCGCCGGAGGAATCTCGTGGGCTTCTAGTTTTTGGCGCACTCGAATCATCTTGCATTCTTGTACTGGTCGACCGCCTTTGTCTAGAACTGGTCGGCCATCCTTGATCTTGTCATGACAGACTTCTTTGAGTTCGCCTTTGCCGGCACGATCGCCGCCCAATGATTGGTCTTTCTTTTCTGGCGATTGGATTTCCAATGCTTTGCCGGCGTCACCGACTTTGGCACCGTCGGCTGCAGGTGCCGCAGTGGCCGCAGTGGCGGCCTTGGCTGGTTTGGCAGCTTCTCCGGCCTTGGCTTCTTTTGAGCAGGCACCCAGGTTAGTGGCCAACAGTGTTGTGATCACAACTGCTAGTGTGTTTTTAATGAATGTCATATGATCTCCTTATCTCCATTCTCTTGGTGGTTCCACTGGTGCCGGCTTGCCGCCGAATCCCGTTACCACCTGTCCAAAACTACTTCCTTCTTGTGCCATGTAGCCGCCGGCGCTGGCACCCCAATTACCCGCCGGGGCGTTTGAGAAATTTCCCAATGATCCGCTGCCTAGACTGTTAGGCCCGGTCACTGGACCCTGTGCTGCCGATCCATTTGTAGTGGTCACAGTCTGGCCCACAGGAGCCAGTCCACCGTTGTTGGCACCATTGAGTTTTTCCTGTGTACGACCCCAGGCACTCAGACCCAACACTGCGCCCATGGCCATGTGGAACAGGCCTGCGCCGGCCAGTGTGAGTGGTTGCCATTGACGAAATGCATCGTTGGCAGCTTCGGTTTCCCAAAACTGCACAACAGTGTACATGATTGGGAATACAATAAAGTCGAACACACAGACCATCATGTACATCCAGCCCATTGCTGGACGCCATTTTTTCTGCATCCAATCTTCTTGCGGTTTATCAGCTGCAGATTTTTCTTCCACAGCTGGTTCTGGTTTCTTAATTTGTTCTTCGGCCACTTTACTCCGTCCTTTCAGCTTAGAAAATATGCCCATGCTAGACTCCTAAAGTCCTAAGACATGCAGGGCATGTTGATAATGTTTGATGCGATCGTCCAGTCCCAGTGTACCTCCGTTGATACGCTTGGTCAGGTTCAGCATGTCCCCGGCATCGGCCCATTTATTTAAATTGTTAGTTTCCCAAAACCAGCAGGCCGACTGTACAGCACCTTCGAATGTGGCCAGATAAGCCGGTATGTCGTTGATATCGGTTTCTATGCTGTCGGCAAAGTTTTGATAGTTGGTTCGTCCGGTCAATTGGATCAAGCCGCGTCCACAGAATCTCCAGCCATCGCCTGATTCTTCGGGACCATTGCCCATACGATTGGCATAAGCACGATTGGCAATACGTTCTTCATTGCCAGCATATTGGTTGGCAATGTCCATGCTGGGAAAGTATCGAGGCCAAACTTTGACCAAACTGGCTGCACGATATTTGAGATTTTCTTTTAAGAATTTGAAATTACCGGATTCGTGTCCGCACTGTGCCATAAACGCTGCCACACGCTGCGGTGTGTTGATGTCATAGTCTGGCAAGCAGCGTTCCAAGGCCGAATGCCAGTAGTCCACATAGGGATTACCTTTGATTAGCTCAGCCAATTTATCTCGGCTTAGAATAAAGTCACTCATTTTTTCCCCTTAGTTTTAACTTCGTCATAGATACTCTTTTGCTCTAGGTACCAATCATTCCAACCATCGACCTTTAGACTGCATTGATAGTACAGAGTATAATTGTTGACCACAGTCTTGAGCATGTCGGTTATGGCCACTGTGTCACCTTCGATCATCTGTAGTTCTCGACACTTTTCAGTTAGTTCTTTGACCGGTTTGGGAAATTCGGGCATGATCAACACAGGCCTCATAAAACTGCAGCCGCCGAGAATCAGTGTGGTAAGGAGAACAATTGCTAGTCTCATTTCTTTGCTCCTGACGCTGCATCATTGAGTATTTTAGCTGCGGCCTTGTTGTGTTCTTCTATGACAATCTTGGGTACCGGACAATTTTTAATAGCTGTCTGTAGTTCTGCTACCTTTTTCTCGTACTCGGCACGTTGTTCGGGGGTCATGTCCTTGACCACTGTTTCGGTAATAGTTTCGCCTTTGACAATTTTGTCAATATATTGTATTTGTGCTGCACCGCGTTCTTTAATCACACGGTCTCGATACACAATCTTCTCCTGTATCTCAGTGTTTTTCTCAATGGCCTTCTTTTCGGCTTCGGCCAAGGCCACTTTCATTTTGTCAATTTCGGACTGCCATTCGGCCTGCTTGGCTATACCACCTTCGACCCAGATGCTGATAACCAATACAAAAGCACTCAGAACTCCCAGTGGCAGTCTATAGGGCACAAAGGGGAAAAAGGTTGTTAAGAACAGCGCACCGGCACTGGCCAGCAGCAGTGTGTGCCAGACTAAATCAGGTACAAGTTCAAACATCCATAGTAGTTGCCACATAATTGAACTCCTTTATCGAGTTTAACGAATACCGGCGGCTATCTGTAAACTTTCAGTAAACTCATTTTTTGGTGCTCTGGTACTAACATCTACACCGGCAGCAGTTTTTAATTTATCTAAATTTTCGTTTTCTTTATTTTTTAATTGACGATAATTTTCTGGTGTCAATGGAATTAGATTTTTTAATTCTTCTACATCAACTTTTGACCTACGATATGGTTTGCTGTACTCTAATTGCCATGTTTGTATATTTTCATTAGTCAGGTATCCAATATCTTTAAACATCTGTACAAATTTTTCGATCATCCCAGGGTCTCTGTCAACTTCGACAAATACAGCATAAGTACCATCATTGAGTTCGCCTGAGCTAGCATCAGCGTCTAACACCCAATCATAACTTTTTTCAATGAAGCTGACTAAATCCAAAGCAGGATTTCTACCTTTTACAGTGAATTTTAACACAACAATTTCGTCGTCTGTGCCGATTTTACTTTTGTACTCATCAATAGTCACAATTGGATCAATGAGTTTACTCAAGTCCCCGGATTCTAATCCTTCCCTGAGTTGATTATATTCCAGTTGACTGTCCCTGATCATTTTTTTGTTCTTCTTTATTCTTGTATGTATCGTCTTCGAGACCAACTTCATAGGCATTATCAATGTCTTCTAAATCAATTGTATCGGATTCAAGTTCTAGACTGCCTTGATGTATGTCTTTCATTAGCTGTTTGGGCATAGTGATTTCCACTAGCCATACTGGCTTTTTGCTCATACGTGGCATGTGTGTGCCACTTCTGAAATCATCTGAATCTTTTACTTTCACTGGATATTCAAACATTGTTTTTTTATAACGAACTTGACAATCATATTCAAGCAAACGTTCGCCTGCTCTAGGATCGGGCATCAATTTATAAGGCCACATAAATGTACAGATTATAAAATATTTTTCATAAATTGGTCCTTCGACTAGTTCTCCTTTTGACCAATTTTTAAACACATAGGTATCTAATTCGTCCAATACACGCTCAAAATCCATGAGACTCTCTAAGACACTGTCTGTCATAAAGATGTTCTTGGTATTATCTAATATGTCTTGTGTTTTAGCAACCATGTGTACTCATGTTTATTGTATTTAGTTATATTTATTAAATTTTGATACTCAATTCTTAACAACACAGTAAAATACTTATTCCTCGAATAAAAATGTTATCTGCTAGTTAAACAAAGCCAATTCGAAGTTTAAATACCTATGCGTGTAATTCCTCGCGCAAAGTTCAAGGAAAAACAATTAACACTTTAGGAGAATTTCACTTGGCAGGTAAACGAAGAGCACAATCCAACCGTGCTGTTCGAGATTTCGATACGAATAAAAATAATGTAATCGGAATGAACAGCTATGTCCAGCAACGCAACCGAGCAGTAAATCTAATACCCAAAACTCTTAAACAGGAAGAATACATAGATCTATTAATAGATGAATCTAAATTAATTGTTATTGCAACTGGCCCTGCGGGCACAGGCAAAACCATGTTAGCAGTTATGGCTGCTATTAAAGCATATAAAGAAAGGAAAGTAGACAAACTTATCATAACAAGACCAGCAGTGGGTGTCGACGACGAAGAACATGGGTTTTTACCCGGCGATCTTAATAGTAAAATGGAACCCTGGACCAGACCTATAATGGATGTAGTTCAAGAATACTATTCGGCCCGTGAAATCGCAAGTATGCTAGACGAACAAATTATAGAAATATCCCCACTGGCATACATGAGAGGACGCAATTTTAAACGTAGCTGGATCATCTTTGATGAAGCCCAAAATGCTACAACTAACCAGATGAAGATGGTTCTTACACGCCTCGGCGAAGGGTCAAAATTAGTCGTGACCGGTGACTTAAATCAACTTGATCGTAAATTTTACGATAACAATGGATTAAAAGATTTTCTAGCACGCCTTGCGGCCTCTGACAGTGCTAGAATCGCCAGTGTTGACTTTGGTCGACGAGATGTACAGAGACACCCAGTTGTCGCAGAGGTGCTCAAGCTCTATGGCGACGATTAAATAGCACGACCTAACACATCCTTGAGGAAGCGATCTAGGTCGTCTTCCCAAGGTTGTCCTGTCAATCTTGCCTGGTGAATTCGGGATAAGATTTCTCTTACCTCACCGGGTAATTCAGTCATACCTGACCTGCGTTCAAGTTCTTCGATTAAATCTTCAGTTTCGAAATCGTCTAAATTAACTTCTACTTCTACTGTGGTGTAAGGCATTTCAAATTCCTAAATTAGGTGGGCCATGGTCACGGCAGCGGTGCCACTTGGGTAACAATAGCGTAAAAATCTACCAAGCCAACCTATATAGGCTCCGCATTGTTGGCAGCACCAGCTGGGGAAAGTTTGTCGACGAGTCACTAGATTACCAAATGTTCAAAGTATTTGTAATGATCTTCTAAGGTCCATGTGTCTGGATCAATTTCTAGACCATTGTATGTCATATACTCAGCTTTAAACACATTTGAGTATCTCTGAAACGGTAACCACATATTAGGCGTACGACTGCCCCACCCTTTTTCTTTTAATAAATGATGTCTAGATCTGCTTAACAAAACCGTAGGAGCGTTTAGTGCCTGCTGAACAGAAATTGCAGTGGCCAATAATAAATCTCTAATCCTAGAGGCTGGAATTAAGTGCTCAAAATCGGTTTCTTGATCTGCATCAACTTCGTGATAATGAGCACGAATTCCGTCTCTCTGTTCAATACAATATTCATGATAGCGCCTAAGATAATAATCAATATCGTTGCGTATTTCACGCCTTAATTGTTGATCATTTTGAGCGTCAGAATAATCGTTCACTAGTCTAATTAGATTTTTAGTGGAATATTCTGTTACTGTAATATAGGTTTGACGACTTCTCTGTGTTTTACTGTAGACAGGTGCAATAAACTTGTCCAAATTTTCTTTAAGCATAGTATTCTTCGAAGAGATTGTCGAAGGTTTGTTTACCGACATAGCCTCTATAATCTATGTGACTTTCGTCACGAATATTGCCAATGGGTAGTCTATTGTACTTTTCTTGATAACGCTTTATCAATTCCCTTTCTAATTTTTTAAGAGGCCAAACAGGATCATTGATGTTATCGCTGACAACATTGGTCATATCAATCACACGAATTTTCATATGATTTCTGTTCATATACTCCCCAAATAAATTATGGTAGCATTGATCTAAATCTCGCATTTCATTGCCACTGGTGTCGGGCATCAGTCTAGTAGGCCACCCTACCAGATGTCCACTTTGCCTATAGATCCTTTCGCCATAATTAATAGATTTAACATCACGACTAAGACCATATTTTATAGTTTCATTGCGATACTTAAATTGGTAATTGTAACATCTAATATCTAACTGCTCCATGATCAAGCAAATATCATACGGAATGCTAAGATACTTTAGATTGATTTCATAGACAGGTTGTTCAATATCTTTTATTTGGATTTGTTTGTAACCAGATTGCATGTTATTTTACCATTGGAATGAGATCTGGTGCCAAATTGCCGACTTCGATACCTACTTTACTACCTTCACCGTGATAGGGCAAGTTCAATGAGCCATTGTTTCTAATGTGCATTTCTCGCAAAAAATTGCTCATTGCTGTTGGGGCAGACCAAGTGGCCCCGGGTCGAACATATTGCCATTGTACTTTAGACTTACTATGAACCAAGTGAGAGCTTTTAAAAGTTTTTGCTACGCTACTTATTAACTGGTGCATCCAATCGTCTGGCATGGTAATGATTGGATTTTCCAAAATCAATCTTTGTAGTTCATACAGTCCTATAAAGCAACCCTGATCAATTTCTTCTTGAAGAGGAAAATTTTCTCGGATAGCCATAAGAATATTGTATAGAATTTTTCCTTTTTCATCCAGATCGATAGCCTTTTGGGCGTAGGCGAAATGACTAAAAAAGTAATTATGGTCGCCGCGCAGGTTGTCGCTGTTACGACTAGCTTTGTCTTGTAGATCAATTAAGGCTTGATCAAATTGATCTTGCATGGTACGGGCTCGGACATTACGCAGTTCACGGCTACCGTTTTTAAAACGGACCAATGCGTTTCGGTGTAGGTCTCCGGGCGTTAGTCTTTTGACACCGGTGTCGTTGAGCATTTCGAACGCATAGCTGGCAAAATTCTTATCCGAGGTTACCACTACCGCACAAGGAATTTCTTTAAATCCCAAAATAGTAGCAGCAATGGTTCTGTGCTGACCGTCATAAGTTTCAATACGATTACTGCCAATGAGTTGACAGGCACTGACTGGGCTACAGATTCTTCCGTCCCACTTACGCATAATATTTTTAATGTGTTCATGAAGTACATCGCGTTGAACTTCATAGTCGATCCAAAGATCTTCTATGTTTCGACGAGACGATTCAGGAAAATCTGCGCTGTGGCTGGCTGCTGTTCGCCAGGCTTGGAGATCTTTTTCTTTTACATTGTAATGTGCTTTGAGTTGTCGTTCGACTTCATCAGCAACTTCCGTGAGTTTACGGACTAATCTTTTTGCCACTTTTTCCTCCTACAGGCACAATGCCAGATTGGTTAATGTGTAAGCAGTATACTGGATTACAGGATCAAAGTCAATGGTTTTTTGGTCCGAGTTACCGTTTTAAACGGTTGACAGCGCCAAAAAGTTCATTTACTTGTAGTTCTAATCTGCGATTTTTAGCTTCTAATACCCCCAATCTTTGGGCAAGCATTACAAGTTCCAGTGATTGCTTGTCCTGTTCTTCCTTGGTCAAACGCAATTCTTTTACTTGCCCTAATAGGGTGGGCGGCGATGGTGCATTTGGATCACGAACTCGTTTCTTTTTTTGTTTTAACAGTTTTTTAAAAAGTGGGTTCATTAAAATATTTATGTACTAGACAACGAGCTTCCAGACAATGCAGGTTCTGCGGGTCGTTCATCTGGTGTATTTTTCGGAAACCTACTAGACATATAATCAGGATCGATCATCTCCATGGTTTTACCTGCCTGCTCGGGATAATTTTGGTTAAAATAACTGAACAATTTGTCAAAATCTCTGATATCCGACCATCCATTGAGAACAGTTTTTTTCTGTCCTAGATCTAAAATTATCTTGGCACACTGCATGTCTCGTTTTTTTAAAGTTCGGCTAATGGCCACTTGTTCATCGTAACTTATAGCATTTTCTTTTTTCATCCAACCTGGAATGTGTGTTTTAACACGACGATCTTTTGGCTTGCCTACATAATAGGCAATAAGATAAATTGATCTGTCACTCATGTTATTCTCCAATCGAAATTAATTCAGTTAAAGTTGCACTGAGATTGATTTCAGGATCAGCACAACTGCTGTGATTTACTAGACCTTGACGAATAATCAAGATAGCTTCGTCCTGCCCGGCCTCGGTTTTACTCCAGAGATCCAAATTATCGTAGGCCCAACGAAATACTTCTTCCATTTCTTCCGGCCTGGCCTCCGAACAAATTAATTGTCGTGCCTGACGAATTCGGCCAGATTTAAAAAGATCCACGGCATCTAATCTAAAATCTCTGGCCCCATCAGACGAACTTTTAGATTTGGTCAGGCGACCACTGATGCTGTTGGCCTGTAACAAGTTTAGGCATTTTCTTAGGTCAGGATAAGTGGCTCGAATATAGCTGTCCAGTGTATCTAGATCAAATTCAATGTTTTCTTCAACGAGAATAGTAGCAGCCCTAGCGGTAAATTCGATGGAATCGGTTTTATTAATATGAACTTCCTGTAGTCTACTACGTAGTGGAACTATAAACCTATTAGGGTAATTGCAGGTCAGAATAAACCTTACACTGCTGGAATAATCTTCCATTAGATTACGCATGGCCGGCTGAACACTGTCTTTGTTCAAATAATCAGCTTCGTCAATTAGTACTACTTTAAATGCACTAAAGGGCATGGTTTGACAAAAACTGATTAGTCGATCAACCCATTCAATTTTGCGACCTTCCTTACTACCATTTGCGAACATTAAGTCACTGTGATCGATACCTAATTCATTGATTAGTATTTTAGCGAGAGTGGTTTTTCCGGTTCCAGCTGGACCATGAAATAATAAATTAGGAATACTTGCCTGCTGGATCCAATGTTTTACTAATTCGCGAGTTTCGTTATCAGTGAATACATAATTATCAATGGTTTTTGGGCGATATTGTTCTACCCAGAGCTGAGAAACCGTCATAATATTATCCTTTTAGTCATTGTCAGACTATTATAGTGGATAATTCAGACTTTGTCACTGATTGTGTCATCCAATGGCATTTGGTCGCTTACCAAAAGAATGTCATTGGGATCTATTTTTCTAATGATTTTTTGTCCGTCTTTGTCTACAATAGTGACACCTCTGGTCCAGCGACCATGTGCTACACAAACATATTGTCCAACTTGTACATCTCTTTGCTCGGGCCCAATGGCGTAAACACGGCCCCATCGTGGTCGTATACCGGAATTTTTCCCGTCGTCGCTGGGCACAATTATACCTCCGGAACTGAATCGTTCTTGAAAATTCATTTCTGTGACGATAACACTATTATGCAGAGCTCGAATTTGATTCACTGAGTTGATAAACATCGAAGTCATTTATTGATTATCCTCTTTTTTTTGCCACACTGTCTGCCAGACTGCCCCGCAGTGTGCCGGCAGGTTTTCTCTCTTCTTGAGACCTCATATCTTCCAGAATAGTCTGTTCGTTGCCCTCGGGATAAGTGCTAGGCTCTAAAGTAATACCACTATCTAATTTATAGTAATCGGTCATAACTTGATTTCTGGTACGTATAATTTCGCCGCCGAGTCCTAATTCGTCGCCTCGGGCATTAACTTTCATATTTCCCACTGCAATAGTCTCTTCGTTCATTAGACGCAATTGGTCCATATCAATTAATTTGCCCATTGCTGTTTTGTAAACTTTATTCATGTTCATACCTATTTTAAAAATTCGTCAATTGACAGATCGTAATATAAAGAATTGATTTTATGGATGCCAATGATGTACAATACAAAACTGGCCACACTACTGCCACGACCCACACCCCATACTATCTTATGTTCGCGCATGACATCTACTAGATATTTAAGATAGCACAACAAAGGAAAAAGATTTCTTTCTTGAAATAAAAGTAATTCTTGACCGCATCGTTGCAATTCGTCGCTGTTTTTACATTGATTTAACACCCACTCAGCTATGTCAAAATTTTCATATTCTACCGGCATAAACCATTTATTTTGATTAATACGGTCAAATTCGTCAATATCTACGTCTGGTTCTCTATACTTGGAGAGTTTTTCTAGATCCAAATAAAAATCATCTACACTTGAGTTATAGTACTCTGGATCCAGTACTGGGTAATTGCCTAAATTAAGATTTGGATTCCGATAAAGCAAATCGACCAGATCAAATTCGGTCAGATACACTTGTCCAAATTGGTCAACTTTCATTGGATGTCTATGATATTTTTGAATGCTGAATTTTTACTATTTAAATCATTTAAAAGTTTTTGCTGTCTCTGCGATATTTCATTCTTGTATTCGTCTAATATCATATGCATTTGACTAACCACACTATTGGATCCGGATCTCGACGCTAGAATAATTTTTTTTTGTAATTCATTATATTTGCTGTTTAATTCGTCCATGGTCAATGACGATAAGTTTGAAATCAATGGATGCACTATAAATCTCCGTTGGTCTGTCTAGTTTAACAAAAAAAGTGTAGAATATCAAGATTTTTTAAGTTCGAATATTTCTTGTTTTAATTCTTGAATCTGATGCTCTAAAGATTTTATTGCCTCTACAAATAGACCAGCCATATTTCCATACATGACCATTTTATGTCCCTCACTGTTTGTGTGCACAAGTTCCGGTAATACCTTTTCTAGGTCCTGTGCTATTAGACCGGACCCAGCCTGCCCCGATTTAATAAGTTTGTATTGTACACCATGAAGCTGTTTTATTTTGCCCAGTGGATCCAAAATGGTTTTTATATCGGTTTTGATCGCACGATCACTGGCTGTGTAGGGAATACCACCTATGACACTAATTACACCATTGGTAATACCAATGGTTGTACCATCAATTTTAACTCCGCCTAATGTACTAGGACTGGCCACGGGTAAACTATAGCCCCCGCCACCTCCACCGCCTCCGCCACCTCCGCCAGTGGCGGCTGATCCGGCCAATTGCCCGAGGCCCAGAGCAAAATAGTTATCAGTATTACTGACACTGATAAATTCAATTAAATAATCGCCAACGACAGGAAATGTAATTTGATTACCGGCTAGATAGTTTACATTTAATCTATAAGTAATATCGTTACTGAGAGAAATTTTGTAGTTTGTGTTGCCACAACTGACCCACAAAATTAATCTACCAATTTGGTTTCCGGTTGGAAAATTCGAAAAACTTATAAAACAATTAGTCGCAGACAGTGTAATCTTTTGAAAATTACCATTTAAAAAATTTAATTCTACTACACTGCCCGGATTACCAATATCATAGAAGGTCTCTGAATAGGACTTCAATTGAAGTTTATTTTGGATATTATATCCATAATCATTGTCAAACTCGACACCATCCAATGGAGATCTTAAAACTGCCTTTTCTCTTAACTCAGTTAATTCAAATCGAGCTCGATCCAGGCCTCGTTTAATAGCAGTAAAATTATTTCTAAATCCCTGACTGGAATTATTAGCTCCGGCGATAGGAAAGTTTTCGTCGATGGTAGTAATATTAATTAAACTAGAAGCCATTTACTTAAAAACTCCGAATAATGGAAACTTAAGATATTTATCGTTGTAACCCGGTACATGATAGTACTCAAGTCCGTCGCTAAATATAGTTCCACCCTTGTCAATTAAAGTACTGCCCGAGTCAAATTCCACCGACGAACCAGCAATCCAAGTATTGGTCATATAATCATACTGTTCTGTCAGGTATTGGTCCAATTGGTATCTATCAAATTCAAATTTAAATTTATTAAAAATAAAATCTTTTAATCTATAGGAAATTAATTTACTGTAACCCGGTTTAGTATAAGCTAATACAATAGCCGGTACAAATCCAATGGGCCCTCGAAATCTTCCCGGCTTGTCTGGTATTGGTTGTACACTGATCATCCAGTCTGGCAAGTTTCTATAATTACTAAAGGTAACAAATTTATTGATTCTACTACGCATATTCTCAAATCCATCGGGTCTGAGTATGTAATAGGTCTGACCATTGGTCATATGAAAGTTGACAATAAATTCTCGAAGATCGATTTCGTCGGGTTCTCCCTTGGGTTCCAGCGTGTCGGGGTCTCTTCCCAATAGATCATCAATTGGCGTCAGATACACAACCTCATATCTGACATTGAGATTTTCGTCGACTGCACAAGCGGTTTGCAGGGTATCGAATAAAAAATCTTTGCGTTTATGATTGTATTCTATGGCGTTGATATAATTAACCAATGGTTGCTTTTTAACGCCCGGAACAAATAAAAAACTCAAATAGTCTATTTTACCAAACCAGGGATCGCCCAACCTATATATACCTTCAGAAGGAAAATAATTTTCGTCATTGACGAGCTGATCAAATTTAATTCTTTCCAATTTAGTTGGAAACGCTCTGATTTTAATATTATTGCTGGGTTCAAGATTAATTCGATTTACACTCACAGTAAAAAATTTTTCGGCAAAACTAAAACCATTGGCGGTTTGAGCGCGAGCAATAAATTCATACTGATCATTTGGTATGTTTGTCGGATCATCTTGACTGCATCTAAAACTTACTCTGCCCGATAGTAATCCGTTTGATAATAATTTGGTGCCTAATGGTAGTCTACTATAGTAGTTGGGCTTGATCTGATACTCAAGAGTTTTTCCTGACAGAGTGCTTGCTTCAACAGCTAGTTCGCTGGCTCTACCATTTATCAGAGATCCAAGAGTTTTTTCTGTGGTCCAGGTAACATGATCTTTAAAACTAGTTAAAACTAAAAAATAAGTAGCCGTTAAATCTATATTAAGATATTCGGCGCTGGCAGAAAAAAATTCATGAACAAACGGCGGTCTAAAGTAAACTATGCGTATAGTATGAGAATAGTAAATTGTCCCGGTGTTATCCAGAGCTACCGAAGCATCAAATGGATCTATGTCATACCCACTGGAGTCAAATGGTATAATATTATAAAGATTTTTAGATAATTGTACAGTAAATTCGTAATCCAACTTGGTTCTAACCGACAATAAATCTTTTAAAAAAGAATCCCATGCCAGATCTGACGTATGGTCATTTCTAGGGTAACCTGCGTTAAAAATATTCTTTTTAGTAAATGAAATCAAATTGAGATTTGTAGATACTCTGATTTTACCATTGGGTAGTAAAACGGCTCCAGGTGGCAGACTGCCAGCTGTGTGTTGCCAAAAAATATCATTGCTTATTAAATTCTGTCCAAAGGGAACGTTGAATTCGTAATTCATGTTTTAAAAAATCTTATAAAACTCTGATCAAAATTATCTGGAATAAAAATTTTATCGTCTACATAGACTACAATTGATTCTGTTCTTCCTGGGCCGACCAATGAAAAAATAAAAGATTCGCCATATTCTTCTATGAAATCTCGACTAATTACAAAATCTAAATTGGTTGTGATAGAGGTTACAGGAAAATCATTGTTTAAACTTACAAAGGCACTGCCGGCGTCAATGATATCCTGCCCATCTTCTCTACCAAAAATTATGAATTCTTCGATGCCACTCAATGACAGTAATCTTTGATTGTATTCTTTTACTTCTCGTTCAGTGCCAGCGGCAGCAAATCCCTGTATTACTAAAAATACTTTTTTATTAAGTTTTAATAACTTGTTACGAAAGCTAGTAGTCCAATTGTATAATTGGTCGATCGTTAGTAACAGCAACGGATCGTTATAAAAATATGGATCTAGGGCCACAAAATCTACCCCCGAATTAACAATGTCGGTTAATACTGTGTTCTCGGTAGCTTTGGGTGCTGCATTGTTCACAGGAAAAAAAGTATACGGTGTAACTACTAATCCCAATTTATAGTTGGAATCAATGGCTCGAAATTGATTTACGCGACTTTTAAGCGCCGACCCAGTGGGCGTCAATTGATTCCAATAAATTTCATCAGCAATTATTACAAAATTATCTCTTTGAAAAAGGTATGATTCAGGTTGTGCCCTCCAGTCATTGAAACCATATCCTATATTTGTCTTTCTTGGTATAGTATATTCATTGACCACTAAATTACCTGTTAGCCCAGACGCACCTACTATATCAGCAGTGCTAAGTCCGGAAATAAAATAAGGAAAAACAGTGCCCGGCTTAATGTTGGTTGTAGTCAATGTGACTTTTATGGTCTGTCCTTCCACCACAGAACTAGTATTTGCTGTCAGGGCAATTATTGGTAATACTGGAACTAAAGTGGTAGTCGTGGTGGAGGTGGTTGTTGTGGTAGTAGTCATTGAGTAGATGTCCGATATGATATTTATCGGACATCTACGGCAGTACAGTGTTATCTACGCATATTTGCAGCGTCTACAGCCGATTGTTCATTGAACACAGGTTGTAGACAACTTTTATGTAGGATAGTGACCCCCAGCATTTTGTCGCCGGTGTAGACAGGTACTTCTTTCTTAGCAGCCACACCTAGACCCGAATCGCGACTGGGGTAATGGGGAGTCTCGCGACCCGGCGGTGGACCCAACTTGGGCATACCTTTAGACGATGGACGACCGGTAGTGGGTTTGGTCATGGCAGTTCGTGACTTAAGATCTTGCCATTCTTGTTGCAGTTGTTCATGTTGACGCTTGGCTTCGGCACTGGCCCACTTAAACTTACCCTTACGGCGGCCAGTGGTAGATAACCAGGGACCTTCGAGATGCATAGTCATAGTAGCCTCCTAAATTAGCACTGAACTACAATTATACAGGGTTATTACGGTCTAGTCAACCTGTTGTTTTCCTGCAACAATAAATACTTGCGTTTAGAGAAGATCAATGTGGCCAAAACTGACATTCGAAACAACAGAAAAACCGTGGTAAAGCGTACAAGCCAAGGCGGGTCCAAGCCCAAAACTAGTTCAATGAATAAGCACCAACGCCGTGTGTATAAGCCTAATCGGGGACAAGGCTAACACAATAGTTAGATAATGCACCCAAGGTAAATACTATTATGAGAGCACGAGAATTTGTTATTAATGTACCGATTACCATTAAAATTAACGGTGATGGTGAACCCGAGGTAGGTATGGATCAGGATGACTCTAAGTTAGATACCATGGTTCCTCCCCTACAGCAAAAGTTAGAAATTGCCAAGCGTAATTCCGGTTTACCTAATGTGTTTGATGAAGACGCCGACGAAGACGAACCCTTAGCCTAAGGGGTATCTTGTGACGTTTACACAGGACTTCTTTACCAGCAGAAGAAACTACCCAGACGGTAATACTAGAATAGGTCAAAAGGACCGTATCTGGTATGATAAACTTACAAATACTCTACGAATCGGGGATGGTTCAACACCTGGTGGTATAATTATCAGTGGTGGTGGTGGCACAGGACCAGAAGGAGCCACAGGACCAGAAGGAGCCACTGGTAGTACTGGACCCATTGGTAGTACTGGTTCAACAGGACCAGAAGGAGCCACAGGACCAGAAGGAGCCACTGGTA